CGCCCAACGTGATCGTGCCGGTCGCCTTCGCGCCGCCGGTGGCGACCACGGTGGCACCCGGCATGATGCGGGCCAGGTTCTCGACGGTCGTCTCGGCGAGCGGCACCGTGGCCTTCACCTGGCGACCCATGATCAGCTCGTTGATGGGCGTCTTGCCGAACTGGTCCACCTCGACCTTGTGGGTCTCGGTCGACACTTCCACCTCGACGCCGCCCTTGGTGTAGCCCAGGTCGATGCCGTCGTAGAAAATCTTGCACACGCCCAGCTTGACGTTCTGGGTATTCGAAGCCATTCAGTTTGCTCCTTGAGGAGGGTTCTCAGGTTGGATAAGTCACGGGTGATTTATCCTACACGGCCCATGGTGCCGCGTCAATGAAGCAGCAGTCCATGTTCACCGCGAACTCGTGGTTCTGTCCCGGCGACGGAGCGTAGGTAAACGGCAGCCCACGCGGGCGGATGTAGTGGAAGACGACCCCCTCGACGGTGGTCTTCTGCTCGACGATGAGCGCGGCAACCGCGCGCTTGATCAGCTGCTCGGCGCTCTGGTAGCTGGGGTGACGCACGATCACCATGAAGCTGGCCTTGAAAAAGCCCGGCAGGTAGTGGTCGATCGCGGTGCCACCGAAGTAGTCGCGCAGCAAGATGCCGGTCTTGTCCGCCGGCATCATGTTGATGAACAGGTCGCGCCCGCGGATCGCCACCGAGGCGTCTTCGATGCGCTTCGCGATGGGGTTCAGGTTCACTTGAACATCCTCCGGTACATGGCTGCCAGCTTCTTGCCCAGCTCGCCCGCGCGCCGGCGGATCGCCCGCTCGAAGTATTTGCCACCCGCGTCCATGCCCATGTCCTGCTTGTCGCGGGTGCCCGGGCCGGGTCTGTAGGTGCCGTCGCCGTAGGGGCCCAGCCCCTCGTGCATCAGGTAGGCGTACTCACCCACCCGCAATCCACCGGAGCCCGGGCGTTCCGGGTTGACCCAGACCTGCACCACCGCGCGACGGTTGTCGTCGCGCTCTTCGGCGTCGTTGCGTTCGATGGCGGCTTCCAGCTTGCCCTCGTCGTACGGGGCGTACTCGCGCGCCAGATCGACGATGCGGTCGCCCTCCTCGCGCATGACGTTCAGCCCGCCCTTGACGGAGCGCTCGCCCACCTGGCGGATCTTCGCCTCGATCGCGGCGACGTCGAACTGGACCTTGGTTATGCCCACAGTTCCCCCGTCACTTCGTAGTGGTCGATGCGCCCAGCGGTGTCGTACTGCGCCCACTTCGTGGTGATCTTGACCCTGACGCCGCCGAACTCGAGCTGGTCGCCGATCTCCGCCGCGGTGCGCGGCACGAGCAGGAACTTGGTGGTCGCGACGAACTCGTCTGCATGCCCGCGCGACTGCGAGCTGTCGGCGCGCACCGTGGTGTGCTGCGCTTCGCGGCGCAGCTTGACGATGCCCACCAGCGGCTCGGTCTTGGCCGCGCTCAGGACGGGCTGTCCGTAGACGTCGTAGGAGCGCACTCGGCGCAGGATCACGTTCATACGCGCTCCGGCAGCCGGGTGGCGTTCGGGTGGAAGTACGCCTGCTGCGCCTCGTCCAGCGTCACCAGGAAGTCGTCGCCCACGTAGGCGTTGTCGGCGTTGACCAGGCTGAACTGCAGCCAGTGCGGCGCCCCGCCCTCGTCTGCTGCGTTGACCTTCGCGCGGTCGATGCCGTTGGCGAGCAGCGTCATCGCGAAGGACTCGACGTAGGTGTTGACCAGCAGCGCACGCACCACCGTGCGGCTGTAGACGGTGGTCTGCCAGGCGCGGCCCGCCCGGTCACGCCGGGTGAACGCGAGCCCGGCGATGGAGCCGCTCTTGCTCATGCGAAAGGCGATGTGGGGGTCCACCCCGGTGGCCGCTTTCATCGCACCGCGCAGCTGCGCCCGGCGCATGGTCTGCAGCGCGGTGTCCTCGTCCAGGCGCAGCGCGTCGCGCAGCTGGTTCATGGCGGTCTCGACGGAGCGGTCGACCAGGCCAAACAGCGTCTTGCGCGTGTCGTCGCTCAGTTCCAGCCCGGTGTCTTCCTCGGCCTGCAGCAGCACCTCGTTGACCAGCTGACGCAGCTCGCCGCCGGCGGCGGGTGCGATCTCGTGGGAGGCGCGCACGCGGATCTCGCGCAGTGCGAGCGCCAGGTGTCCGAGCGCGGCGTGGGTGTGGGCGCTGGGCATGTCCATGTGCTCGGCCAGCGCGAGCTTCAGCTCGGACTGCGTCTGCTCGTGGGCGCGCTCGTAGCGGCGAGCGCCCATGTCGATCAGGTCCAGCGCAGCGCTCATGCGCGTCCGATCCGCGGAGCGGAGATGTACTTCGCGAGCACGCGCATCGCACGGTCGCACAGCGGCATCTGGGCGCGGCGCGTCTGACGGTAGGTGGTGCTCGACTCACCCACGGTCTTGCTGACGATGCCCTGCTCGCGCGCATTCTCGTGCTCGTCCGCTTCCAGGATGTGCGCAGCTTCGATCACCTGGGCGCGCTTCAGGTCGCGCTTGAAGTTGGCGTCCATCGTCGCCCATTCGTCGGCGGTCATGAAGGCGAAGTCGTGCAGGCTCGTCACCGGCATGACCCGCGACTGCCAGTCCTCGGGCTTGAAGCGAAACGACATGCTGGCGATGTGGTCGCGCGCCTGCATCAGCGCGCCGATCTTGTCGCGCTCGCTGGCGGCTTCCCAGGCATCGATCTGCACCAGGTCGAGCGCCACCTGCTCGGCGCCGGCCAGCGTCTGGAACGACGACTGGGGCACCAGCAGGCGGTCTTCCAGCGTCAGCAGGTAGTGCTGCTGCAGCAAGACCGTGCCCGAGGCGGCGCCGGTGCCCGTCACCCACAGGTAGACGGTGCGCGCCGCGGTGGCCGGCACGAAGGTGCGCCCGTCGTAGGGCGCCACCGGTGCGACTTGGTTGTTCGCCGCCGGCACGGTCAGCACGTACTCGCCCGAACCGACGACGAAGTCGCCGGCGATCGTCTGGGCGATCAACTCCACGTCGTCACCGTCGACCACCCGGTACTCGACGCTGGTTGGCTCCAGCTCGAGCTCGGTCAGGTCGAAGGTGACCCGGATGTCCTGGTCGGCGAGGAACACCTGCATGGCGTTACTCCGCCGCCGGCGTGCGCGGTTCCTTGTGCAGCACCGCGCCGTGCGTCAGGATGCGTGCGGCCTGGAAGATGGCGTCTTCGCGGATCTCGTTGGGCAGCGCGTTCCAGTCGGCCACGCCGTTGTGGGTGGCGTTGCCGGGCTGCTCGGACCACGTCTTGAACGCCAGGCGCACGACGTCGCCCAGCGGGATCTTCTTGCCGTCGACTTCGAACTCCGAGGGCTGCAGGTTCGAGCCGATCAACATCTCCTGCGGGGCGTCCGGGTCATCGCCCTGGAGCTTGAGGATGGCTTCGATCAGGCCCTTGATGGCGCGACCGTTGACACCCAGCGGGGTGGCGATCTTGCGCACGCCCTCGATGCCGTCCTTGTCGGCGATGGCGGTCAGCTGCTCGCGCGTGTAGAACGTCTTGTTGACGGTGCGCCCGTCGGGCTGGCCGGTCTGCAGGCCGTCGTCGACCACCTGCATCGGGATCGCCTTGGCGTCGATGGTGAGCTGCGAATTCGACGGATTGGTGCCGTCTTCCCACTCGATCTGCACCAGGTCGGCGAGCTTGCGGGCAGTGGCGCGGTCGACCTCCTCGACCGACACGTTGTCGACGAACTCGACCGGGCCGAAGGCGCCGCTGAAGTTGCGCCAGGCGGGGTCGATGATTCGGATCTTGGGCATGGTTGGGGTTCTCCTACAAATGAAAATGGGGCTGCCTCGCAGCAGCCCCATCTTACGTTACCCGTGACTTACTTGCCAACGCCTTAGACGTTGGTGATGCCGCGCAGGCGGGCCAGCGACTTGGTGGACTTCAGCGCGAGGCCGCAGTACCACTTCAGACGCGTACGGGTGGCGTCCTTGTTCTGCACCGTGCCGATGTCCTCGACGCGGATGCCGGCAGAGGCGCCGCCGTAGATGCCGTGCACGCCATCGGCTTCGTTGAAGCGCGCCGCGTAGATCGAGCACAGGTTGGTGCCGGTGCCCAGCGTCTCGTTGGTCGGCAGGAAGTCGTTGCGCACGATCGGAATGCCGTTGTGGGCGAGAACCGGCACGCCGAAGTTCTCGATCTCGATCATGGCAGCGTCGGTGCCGCCGGTGGCGCGCAGCAGCGCACGGTAGGCGCGGATGGTGCCGGCGCGCATGATGAAGCAGTCGGCGCCGTTGGTGACGGTGTCGGCCAGCTGGTCGAGCATGGACAGGGTCAGGGCAGCACCGTTGGTGCCAGCGTCGATCGTCTGACCCGACGTGACCAGGCGAGCCAGGCCGTCGAACTCCTTCGGAGCGGTGCTGTTGTTGCCGTTGATCAGGGTCGACTTGAACTTGCGCGACAGGCCCTTGGCCTTCATCGCCAGCTGGATCGCCTTCTGATCGTTCGTGTCGTCCATCGTCTCCTGCAGGAACTTGTCGACGTCCACGTCGCCGATGAGGATGCGCAGCTTGGCAACCACTTCGGTGAAGTTCGAGGAGCCCTCGTTCACGGTGTCGTTCGGATCGAGGAAGTCGGCCGTCGCGAGCGTGTTCTCGCGGTCGTACACGTACGCCTTGCCGACCACCTTCATGAACGGCAGAAGGGCGTACATCTCGTCCTTGTCGATGATTTCTTCGATGACGCCGGCTTCGAGCTGGTTGTTGCTCAGCAGTTCGGCTTCGGCTTTCAGGAGAGGCATTTCAAAAATCCTTCGTTGGGCAGGTGACTCAGGCAAGTCGCGGGATAAACTATGTCACCCGTGACTTACCTTTGTCAAGCGAAAATCACTTCTTCGCTGCCAGCGCCGCCTTGATGCGATCACGTCCCGACAGCTCCATGGTGCGCGCCGGAGCGGCACCACCCTTTTCCGTCTTGGAGCCAGCACCGGGACGCACATCGCTCTTGAGCATCAGGTCGCGATCCGGGTCGGCCATCACGAACTTCTCGATCGCCGCCTCGAAAGACAGCGGGTCGCCCTTGGCATCGACCAGCACGGCGCGATCCTTCGCGCCGGCGGGCTTGTCGTAGGCGACCACGGCTTCGCCGTTGAACTCGAAGTGCGCGCCGAACAGCTGGCGCACCTTGGAAGTCGACCACGCCACCTTCTTGGACAGGAACTCGCTCTGACCGAACGCGCTGCCGACGGTCAGCTCGGCGATCTTCGCCTGGGCTTCCGCGTACTTCTGCAGCGCTTCGTTGATCTTGGCTTCCTTCTCGGTGAGCGCGCTGCCGTGTGCTTCGACCAGCTGCTTCTTCAGCGCGTCCCACTGGCCCTTGGCCTCGAGCTCCTTGGTGGCGCGCTCTTCCGCTTCGGCGAGCATTGCGCGGATCTTCTCGGCGTCCAGCCCCCTGAACTTCGCCAGCTGCTCATTCGCTTGAGCGAGCGCGGCTTCAGCGGCTTGCCGATCCTTCTTGTTCTTCATCAGCTCCTTGAGCAGCTTGGCTTCCGCGTCGGTGGGCTTGGCCTTGCCT